CTTCCCGCAACCGCTCAATCTCGTCGGCAGCAGTAATTAAATCTGCGCTTGCCGATTCAGTCATATAATCCCATGCGGCCCACATTCTCAAACGTGAAACGATGTCCATATCAAACGCCCCTATACATTTGATTAATACATATATCTTCTATTTCTTTGTTGCCTTTAGCCAAACGTAAAATTTGATCAAAAGCAATTCTCATCTCATCTATTTTTTCTTGTTTCACATCAACCATTGAAAGCCCTTTGCTGACCAGTTCGCCATGATCATAAGAAAGAAACCCATAATGTTTGATCATATCTTTTTTCTTCATGTGGGTTGTAGCTGTCATTTTTATAAAAAGATATGTGCCTTCTTTATCTTCGCCAATCAATTCCATGATGCTTTCATATCCCTTACGCATCCATGTTATCTGCGTGTAAGCTCTTTCAAGTTCTCTTGCCTCTCTCCATTGATTAAGATGATCTTTGTATTCGGTAGCAGTCCATCTTCTTGGAAAACTCATATCAATCCCCTCCAAACCCCTTCAACGTGTAACTAATACTATCGAAAGTATAGTCACCATATTTTTCCAACGCGCGTTGCAATGAATCAATCTGCTTCCGCAATGCCATACAAGCATTCAAAGCATTGTCACGCTGACGCTCTGCTTCAGCGAGCCGTTTACGCAATTCTATGATGTGCTCGATCGTCAGTTCGTCAGCGTGTCTCATTTTATTGCCCCAATGCTTGTTCGATGTCACCGCGGACAGTCGGTAGATTGACCGCGCTACCTTCGCCACCAAGGGTTGCGTAGCCTGCAACATCATCCCAATGGTCTCGATGATTCTGGTTGCCATTCAACAGGCGAGCGAGCTTCATGGCAATGCATTCGATAGACTCTTTCTGTTGATCGTTCAGGTTCTGCCAGTTGCGGCCTGAACGCATGACATCCTTCAAGGACTGAGACAGGCTCGCCGTCTCTTTGTAGATGCCGTGGGTCTTTTCTTTTTTAGATAATGAAACATTGATATCCATCTGTGACTCCTGTGTTGTTGCTGCTTTCAAAACATCTGAAAGGTTCATCATTTTACTTTCTTCCATTTAGTTGGCTCGACCAAGGTGAATGTGCTCGCGGTTCGGCCATTTTCATCATAATTGCGATTTACTTTTATTGCGCCGCGCTTGATCAACATTCGCATGTTGGAAGACACGGTCCATGAGTTGATATCGAGCTCCTTTGCTAGAGTGACGTACAGGGTAGAAAAGTTGATGTGGATCCCATACTTAAGAAACAACCTGATCCACAATACCTTGGCAGATGACGAAATCTTCTCGTCAACCAACACAAGAAGTAAAACATTATAGTCCATTGATGATTGCTTCCTTTAAAGCTTCTCCTGTTGCGAAATGGTTTTTCTCATTGTCATTGCCGATAGCATCAGCAAGAGCCCGAGCCTTGATCTGAGCATCGCCAGATATTGTGTAGACCCGCACGGGGATCGCATCGACATCAGACACGGTCGTATCGGCAATGACGCGGAACTTGGTTACGCGACCTTTGCGATCAACCTTGATTGCGCGCGCCAAGCGCCAATCCGAATAGCGTGTGGTCTTCAATTTGATTGTGGTGCTGCTGCGGTCAAACCTGACCGCAACAACATCGCCTTTTACTGCAATTGATGAGGGCTCCATTATGCAAGCTCCGTCTTTTTAGCGACGACCTTGAGAACTTCGAAAGACTTGCCGTCCTTCACGCATGCCGAGAAGAGCTTGAACTGGTCTTCGGTGATGCCGTAGTCCTTGAGCAGCTTGTCGAAGTCCATAACCGAACGCTGCGAGAGCGACACCTTGACGTCGCATTCTTCGCCAGAAACGAGATCAACGCCGAGCGCGACGATCTCTGCCTTGACGGCTTTCTTCTGCTCTTCGAGAGCTTTGATCTGGCTGTCGAGATCGTTGTATTTGTCTGCAATGGTGCGGTTGGTCATCTGAAGTCTCCTATCTAAAATCTAGCGCCACAGCGGCGACACCTCCTTCTCCCATATCCCGAAGATGGGTGCAAGCATTTTTTTGTACATTCTCAAAATTATTTTATCTTCCCTCGCGCCGCCCGAACGGGCGCGGCACAGGCAAATCGTTCTGTTCTGGTAAGTTATTGTTATCTTGAGGTTTTTCATTGGATATCCTGACAATAATTTGAGCGATAAGGCCCGCCATACCGAGCGCCCCGAAGGCCGCGATCATCAATGCAATCTCATGTTTCGTCATTTTTTCTCATTTCCCAAAGGCGTCTGACTTCTGATTCTATGTGCGGTCGAATCTTCGCGGGCAACGTTTCCAGCGAGGTTTTCCGCGAGGTTTTGTCAGGCAGGTCCAGAATGGCGCAAGCCGCCCAGTAGATCTCAACGCGGATCGCGGATCGGATCCCAGCGTTCAGCTCTTCAATCGCTTTCATCCCCTTCATCACCAAACGCATCTGTTCGCTCGGGCTCCCTGACGGCCAGCCAATCGTCGAAGGCTTCCCACGCCGCGTCCGCCCCGAGCGCGACACAGACGAAGGCCCCTGCTTTTTGCGCGGCATTTAAATACTCCTGTTGTCCGTCTAGCCATTGTGATTTTGTGTGGTCTCTGCGTTTGATCTCGCAGACAAATGCGGGCGACGCCGGGATGATGACATCGGCCGCTCCCTTGACCATGCCCTCGGCCTTCTCTCTTGCAACCTGCCTGACGTGTCTTTGGCCTTCATTGCGCGGGTGTATGGCAATCATGCCATAGCTTTCGCCCCACCATAGGCGCGGGCGGTTGAAGAAGGTTACCTGCTCGACGGCTTCAGTGGCGCATTGGCCGCGGAACTCGGTGTCGCCATAGACGCGGATTTTTTTAAGCTGCAAGTGCATCGGCTGCCTCATTAAATGCAAAGACCTTGTACCAATCGCCGTCCTTGCGATAGGTGATGGTCTCTGGCTGTTTTCCCTTCAGGCTCGCATACATAAATGCCATGCGTTGACCGTCGGGCCATGTAGGTTCTTTTGGTACCCAAAACGAAAACGTCCTGAACTCGGTCGCAACATCAACCCGCAACATCGGCCGTCCAGCTTTCGACATGGTATGCCGTGTTGACCATGCCATAACGCGATCTGTCTGCCTGATGGTCGGATCTTTTTTCTTGTTTGCGAACTCAATCCGAAGTTTCTCATTCGGATCAACCATTTCGTTTTTGCAGTCCGTGCAGTGCCGCGCAGCGATATCGTTCTCAGCCTTACAGGCAGGGCATTCCTTGAAAGTCCAGCGATAGCGGCATCGATCGAGATCGCCGCCACCAACAGCGACAAAGCCTTGGCATCGCCGCCCATGGTGAGCAGGCATGTCACCGAACTCGGTCTCAATGCGACGGCCATCAAGATCGACGTAATAACCGTTCTCATCAATCTCGTATTTGTCTTTGTTAAATCGCGCCACAAACTCGTTTTCTGTCTCGCACTCAGGGCAGCGACAGCGCAGCGTCTTGGCTTCCTCTTTCATGCCCATGGGGCGAATGTGCGGATTAAAAATGTCGCCGTCTGGGCAGTGCCGCTCAATGTTCTGGGCATAGTCCAAAACGAGGCAGTCGGTCTTGCCTTCGGCGATACGCAGACCGCGGCCGATAATTTGTTGCAACAGCCCAGCTGATTCTGTGGCGCGAAGCATTGCGATCACATCGACATGCGGAGCATCGAAGCCTGTGGTCAATACAGCCACATTCACGATGTATTTGATTTGACCGGCCTTGAAGCGCGCGATGATCTCAGCGCGCTCTTTGCGCGGTGTCTCGCCAGTAACAATCGCCGACAGCTCTGCAGGCAGGCTCTCAAGGCATTCTTTTGCGTGCTGCACGGTCGCCGCAAAGATCATGACACCATTGCGACCGCGGCTCTTGGCGACAACGTCTGCGATGATCTTTGCCGTCTTGCGGCCCTGTCCCATATAGGCGCGGTCGATGTCGTCGGCGTTAAACTGGCCGCGACTGTTCAGCTGCATACCAATGGTGTCGTAGCTTTCGGCATCGATGGAGCCGATCACAGGGGGCGTGAGATACCCAAGCGCGATCAGCTGACGCGCAGTGATCTGATCAACAAGCTTTGTGAAATAAGGCTCGCGCGCCTGCGTCTCTGGCACAGGTCTTCCGTCGGGCCACATGGCGAAGATATAGCCGCCGAACATGCGATAGGGCGTTGCGGTCATGCCGACCACACGCACCATCGGGTTCTCCGCCCTGATCGCCTCAACAATCTTTTTGATGGTCGGTGTGATCCCGTGCGCCTCATCGATCACGATCATGCCGAACTCTTTGCCGAAGCGTTTGATCTTGTTTGCAATCGTCATCGGCGTGCCGAACACCACGGGGTGCTTCAGGTTCTTTTGTCCGACGCTCGCGGAGAAGATCGAATAAGGGTTGCCTGTGAGCTTGTACTTCTCGCTGTTTTGAATCACCAACTCTGCAGAAGGCGCGATGCAAAGCACGCGCTTGCCGCCGCTGATCTCGCGCACAGTCTCGGCGAGCGCCGCAATGATATGCGACTTGCCCGCGCCCGTTGCCGCCTCAATCAAGCACGGTTCACGCAGCTTCTTAATCCAATTTACAATCTGATCATGCGATTTTTTTTCTTGGTATGGTCTAAGCTTCATGCCCGGCCGTGAAACCTCGGCGCTGTCTTCATTCTGTAAATTTTCGGATCTTCCTTCGGTTGATGGAATAGATACCAGCATGCGTTGTCCTTTCCTGCTCCTGCGCTCTCTTCTATCCACTTAACGCGACCGATCGAGACAATGCGTTGGCAATACTCAAGATACGGGGTCGCTTGTCTTGTATGCATCCAATCCGCATCAAAGAGCAGCCATGTAGGCGCTAGACGCGAACAGCGATCAATAATCTGGTGAAGTACCGTGCGTTCCCACGGCGGGTTTGTAATAATGAAATCAGCGCCGCAGATCTCTGCTTCTGTGATCCAAGAAGCATCCTGTCGAATGATCCAATCTGCGCGCGGCTCAACATCATAAGCCATCGTGCATCCATGCCCATGATATTCCAAATGCTTCACAAGCGCGCCATCTCCAGCGCATGGCTCGCAGAATGATATCTTATCTGGCAAGAACGACATAAGCGGTTTCACCGCCGCCATAGGCGTTGGATAGAACGCAAGCTTGCGTGCCTCAAAATCACTCCGCTTGCCCATCGACCCACTTTTCCTTTTGTTCGCGCTCTTTAAGATACCGATTGTGAAAATTCTTTAGCGGCACAAGAATCGTTTCAAGATATTTGTCATCGCGGTCAACGCGCTCAAGATATGTATCTTTCGGTGTCCACTGCCAGAAGTCGCACCAATCGCGGTTGGTAACAAACAACTGCACTTGTACTTGCGCGTAGTAATGCTGTTGCTGTTTCAAAGCTTTGAACCGCACAGGCGCAAACTCATGACGCAAACCGTATGGGCATTTGACTTCGATCAAACCCTTCTCCCCGACGTAGCCATCAGGTGAAGCACCAAGCCAATCTTCATGCGTAACGAACGATGCAGGCACAACGTTTAGTTCTGTCATCATTTCATATTCGATGATCGCACCGGGCTCATGCAACGTGCCCCATTCTGTGGCGACATTGCCTTTAAACTCGTTCGGCAAACCGTGATAATCGCGGCACATCTTCCGCATAACATCATCAGGCTTTTGGAACGGCGATAGGCCGAGGATCGCGCCGACGGCAGAACCAGTGACGCGACCCTGTCTAGCCTTGAACCACTCTTCGCTACGCTGTTCCATTATATTTCCTGTTCAATAAGGTGACATAAAAAATCACATGAAGGAACAATTGGATTTGTAACAGGATAATTTTCAGGTATCTCATCAATAAATTTTCTTTCACCCTTTATTCGGCATAAACGGACATTTAATTCGCGAGATAATTTTGACATCCGATCAAATTCTTCAGGATAGCTTTTTCTTACTAAAGACCAATAACTTGGACTAGTCGCCTTAACGCAAGTCTTACAATTGTTGTTATGAAATCCAAGCTTGTATGGCACAGGCAATTCTATCCCTGCCGCCATTACAATTGATAAAACAGATTCTTTAGTTAGATCATTATCTATCAAAGGTGTTTTTATTGTCAGCTCTGGGTAATTGTCTCTCAATCTTGTTGCTTGATCAACATCAGAACTATCTGCGGTATAACCAAAAACATGAATATCTGTTGGTTTTTGAAATTCTAATCTGGGTTTTACTTTTAATTCTGTTGTGCATCTCGCGCCATTCACGCCAGATAACCATTTTGTTTTTTCCCAAACATCCCAGACATCTTTATATTCTGATGACTTAATTCTAATAATAGATTTATTAAACCATTTTTCACATTCAGATAAAAATCTTGTATTGTCTTCGTGTTCGCCACCTGTTTCACAATAGACGATCAAAGCATCAGGGTTTTCTTTTAACGTCAAATAAGACGCCACCGCACTTGCGGCACCGCATGAAAACCAAGAGATTGTTCTACGTTCCATCATATTTCCTTTTTAAAAGGAGGAGGCGTCACAGGGTAAAACGCCCCCTCCCCACTACGACGCTCGTTTCCCTCAGAACGGAGCGTCTTCGTCTTCAAGTACGGGCGCTTTGGCTACAGGTGCCGCAGCCTTTGCCCCGCCACGCGGTGATACAGCAGCAATCCAATTGCCACGGCCCATGGTGCCGTCGCTCTTTTCCTGCTCCCACATCATTACTTTGATCTGCATGGGCTTATTCACAAGTGTCGCGCCCATCATTTCATCGGTTGGCTTCTTGCCAGAGGCAAGCAATTTACCGCCTGCATTTGTGTCGATCGCGGCAAGCATACGTTTTGCTTTGTCGCGCTTCTTAACCGCATCCCTTGCGCGCGGATCGTCATCCGACACCCAAAGCTTGTGGAAGATCTTGCGATTTTTATATTCTGCAGGAAGCACGACCGACCAACGCAAGCTAATAAAGCTATTGCCCTCGCGGTCTTGATCCCATTTGGCTTCGTCGATGATTGCAACGCAGCTTGTATCGCTTGGAATCGGCTCAAGATCACCGCCCCCAACTTCAAACGAACCGCCTTGTTTCAGGAGGTCATCCCCATCTGAAAGATCCCAAAAATTAGCCATTTACTTGTTCCTTCTTCTTCGATGCAGGCGCACGCAGCGCAGGGATAATATCCGCAAGCGGGTTTTGTCCCGCAGGGATTTGGATCGGTTCTGAGATACCGAAACGGTTCTTCGACACGTTTGCAGCGGTCGCATATGTGATCAGGACGCGAGTGCCGTCCGAGATCGCTTTCTTGCGTTCGCCTTCGCCTGTCGTGAATGTTTCAAGCTTCAAGAACCCAACAAGATCGACGTCGTCCACATAGGCAGGCATCGATTTTTCATGAAGCCGCAGCGTGTAACGCATGTAAGCGTCATCATCTGGCGGCTCGATCTTCTGCGTGTCGGCGTGTGCGATAAATACTGTGTTCATGCCACGCTTGTCAGCCAACAAACCTGCCGCCTTACGAAGGCGGGCATGCATTGCTGACACTGCATCACGGCCTGCACCATAGCCGCCAAGAGCTTGTTGGATCCCGCGCGGGCGCTTGGGGTCCGTCTCAACGACGTTTTGAATGAACATGCGCTCAAGAGCCGTGACCGAATCAATGATCAGGGTCTTGTAGTCATGCTCTTCTTGGATCAGGCCTTTCAATTGCTCCCAAAGGTCGTCGGGCCCGTTAATCAACGGGAACGCATCGGGGCGCTGATCGGCAGGGATTGCCTGCAGACCGTCCTCGGCGCGAATGACGATTGGCTTGGGGAAAGATGCGGCCAGAGTGGTTTTACCCATCCCTG